AAATGCCAACGACACACTCGGCACTTTCATCACCAAAGATCGCTACGATCGTGTTATTGAATCTGACACTGACTTGTACTCTGAAGCAGTAACAGGCGACGACTTGACTGAAGCAAACATCATTTTCAAGTTTCGTAAGAACGTCTTCACTAAGGAAGAATGCGATTTTGCGTATGCCGGTCTGAGAGAAGCAGCTGTTGAATCGCAAAACCGTGGTCAGGCTGCTGGTCCACGTGGCGAAATACTTGGCGCAACTGGTCGTGGTGGTCGCGATTGGGTCACAGAGTATCATCAAGACATTCTTGATTTTCTTCTTCGCCCTGACAATGCGATCATACAAGACGAAACTATCGAGTCAATCCGTGCTGCGCATGTTTCTAATACAAAAAAGGATGAGACTCGTGGGCGCGTATGGTTGCGCTCTGAAGTTTGTAAGTATTATCCAGAATATCATGGCTGGTTCGATAAGTGGGTCGATGGTCTTCATAACATGTCTCACGAAGAACAGCGTAGAGAAGCTAAGAACGTTCTAGAAAACTTTGTTTCTGAAACTAACTACGCGCAGTCAGTTATGTCTGGTATTGCTGGCTACTTCGATCGTTACCCTCGCATTCCGTATGGTCGTGCAACGTCCTACACTGAAAAGAATCTTGAGAAGTTTGCGCTTTGCTATCCCTACCTACGCAAGCTAAATCAACAGTTCAGAGAACTGATCCCTGGTAGGTGGAAAGCTCAACGAAATGAAGCAGACAAACTCGATCCTCGATTCCTTATTGATGACACTGTCTTTACTACTCTTACTGTCAATCATAACTGGCGCACTGCCTGCCATCGCGATGCTGGCGATCTCACTGTTGGTTTCAGTAATATTTGTGGAGTCACTGGTCCGGAGGGTAAAGGATGGAGAGGTGGTCAGTTCATACTTCCTGAGTATCGGATTGCTATCAACCTTCAACCTGGTGATATGTTGCTTGTCAATAATCACGGGGGGATTCACGGTAACGATGAGTTGATTGGCGAAGACAATGACCGTATGACCATTGTCGCTTACTTCCGCGAAAAGATGGTCGAGCTTAAGTCTTGGGACTACGAACAGCTTCGTAAGCAGTATATCGAAGAACGACGTGCCAATCACGAACACAAGTTTTGGAGACCACTTTGGAATGGCGTGTCGCCTTCTATGTGGGAAGATCAAGAATGGTTTGACTATATGAAGAAACACAATATTGTGGATCCATATGGCAAGAACACTTCCAGCCTTGACGCTTTCTTTTGAAAGGTTACAGTATGATTGATTATAAGATCGCGATCCCTAGTTACAAGCGTCCCGAGACTATCAAGAAGAAAACTCTGCGCGTTCTGGAGGGGCATAATATCCCTCCAGAGCGTATCACTGTGTTTGTTGCGAACAGTGAAGAGTTTGATATCTACAGTAAATCACTCGAAAACACACCATACAATAACATTGTCGTTGGAGTTCCTACTATTGGAGCGCAGCGTAATTTCATTGAGCGTTGGTATCCAGAAGGCACTAAGCTCATGATGTTTGATGATGATATTGAAGAAGTGCAGCGTAAGATCAGCGAGCAAAAACTTGGTCCGATTGATGACCTGTATGAAGAAATCATCAAGCGTGGCTTTGAAGAGTGCGAAACGCTTGGTTCTAAGACTTTTGGCATCTACGCTGCTTCTAATGCTTATTTCATGAAGGATCGTGTTTACACCAAGCTTTGCTACATCATTGCTTCAATGTTTGGTGTGATTGTAGAACATCATGATGATCTTGCTCGTGTTACCAACCATGGTGAGGACTATGAGTACTCGATTCGACAGTATATTCATAATGGTGTTCTCTGCAGGTTTGATAACTATACAGTGAAGTCAAACTACTACAAGGAAGATGGCGGTCTTCAGACGATCAGAACCAAGGAGTATGTTCACGATTCGATCTCTAAGATCGCAACAATGTTCCCTGACTACTGCACGATGTATATTCGCGAAACAACTGGTAATGCTGAGTTGCGTCTGAAGGATACAAAGAAGGAAGTCGGCTCTAGCCTTGAAAGCTTCTTCTCATGAGTAAACACATAAAATATAAGTACGAAGAAGGGTTAATCCTTCAGGATTTTCTCACCTATATAGATGAGACGTATGGTGAGCACTACAAAACATCAGACAACATTGAATGTTTTGATGCTTGGATCGCGTTAGGCGATGCCACTACCACTTTCCGAGATACAGCTATGAAGTACTTATGGAGAGCCGGTAAAAAAGGAAGTTCCGAAGATGAAAAGAAGGATCTTATGAAAGCAATGCATTACATCGTACTGATGATGTATAATGATCACTACAAACAAAAGGATTGATTATGGAAATATCTATTGCAATTGAAGAACTCCGTAAGCGTAAGCTGTTTCTTGCTGCGCCAATGTATGGAGGAATGTGTGCAGGGATGTTCACTAAGTCCGTAGCTGACTTGGCTTCTCTATGCACCTCGAATGGTATCGAGATGCGTTCTTACTTTCTGTTCAACGAATCTCTGATCACTCGCGCGCGAAACTACTGCGTTGACGAGTTCATGCGCTCGGATGCGACTCATTTGATGTTCATTGACTCGGACATCGGTTTCGATCCGCGTGATGTCCTAGCGATGCTTGCTCTACAGGGCGATGATAGTGAGTATGATGTTCTGGCTGGTCCTTATCCAAAGAAGTGCATCAGCTGGGAAAAGATCAAGCTCGCAGTAGACAAGGGTGTAGCTGACGAAGATCCAAACGTTCTTGAGAATTTCGTTGGTGATTATGTTTTCAACCCAAAGGGTGGTGGTGGAAACATCCGCATCGACCAGCCTGTTGAGGTTATGGAAGTCGGTACGGGCTTCATGATGACTCGTCGCTCAGCTTTTGAGAAGTTTGAAAAGGCATTCCCACAGTACAGCTATAAGCCCGATCACGTTCGTACTGAAGCTTTCGATGGTTCGCGTGAAATTATGCAGTACTTCCAGGCTGAAATTGATCCCAAGTCAAAACGTTATCTGTCTGAAGATTATTGGTTCTGTCAGAAGATGATTGAGATTGGTGGTAAGATCTGGTATTGCCCGTGGATGAAGCTCCAACATGTTGGTTCTTACATCTTCGGTGGTTCTCTTGTTGATCTTGCTTCTATTGGCGCAGCAGCTACAGCTGATCCGGGTAAGTTGGGAAAAAACAAGAAAAAGTCTTGACTTTTTCTGTGATTAGTTTATAATGACCTTATTCGTGAAAATGGAGATTATATAATGCAACTGAGTGTAAAGACTATCAACGTTCTCAAGAACTTTTCGACGATCAACCCATCGATCGTTTTGAAGCCTGGGCATGTCGTTTCAACAATCTCACCAAACAAGACCATCATGGCGCGGGCGACTGTTCCTGATGAGTTTGGGGGAATGTATGGTATCTATGTGCTGAATCGGTTTATCAGCTCACTTTCTCTGTTTGAGAATCCTGAGATTGATTTTGGTTCAGAGTCTGCAACGATCCAATCAGAAAATCGTTCTATCGTGTATCACTACAGCGATCCTTCGGTTATCATGGTTCCGCCTGATCGTGAAATCAAGCTTCCTTCTATTGATGCTGAGTTCAAGCTTACGAACAAGGACATCCAGACAGTAATGAAGGCACTTGGTGTTCTCAATCTGCCTGAAATTGCAGTTGTCGGTGATGGCAGCAAGGTCTCGCTCAAGGCTATTGACTCCAAGTCTGTATCTAACGATACCTACAGCATCACTGTCGGCGAAACTGACAAGGCATTCCGTGCTATCTTCCGTGCTGAAAACATGAAGATGATGGATGGGGACTATGACGTGAAGCTTTCTTCTAAAGGAATTTCACAGTTCGTTGGTCTGGAAGCAACCTACTGGATTGCTGTAGAATCCTCTAGCAACTTCTGATTATATAAAACTTTAAAGATGTCTCCTATTATAAATAGTAGTGTTGGTCGCAGGACGCCAATCCTCACCAACCCTAACGTCTATATCGGAGACATCAGCTATGACTATTTATCAGCCTTACACATATCTCATTGGTTGGAGCGCCCACAATAAATGGTATTATGGAGTTCGGTTCGCCGATTACAGCGAAAATGATACAGCCAATCCCTCTGAGCTTTGGGTTACGTACTTTACTTCTTCGAGGCATGTCAAAGAATTTAGAGAAAAAAACGGCGACCCGGATATTATAGAAATAAGAAAAATTTTTCCCAGTAAAGAGTCTGCAAGACTTTGGGAACATAAAGTTCTTCGAAGAATGAAGGTATCCTTCAGAGAAGAGTTCCTTAACAAATCAGATGCTATTTCCATACCTTCTCAAAAAGGTATCCCCAAACCCTTCGGTTTCGCTGAAAAGATTAGCAATCTTCATCGTGGAAGGAAAAGGTCTGCGGAGACCAGAAGGAAATTATCAGAAATCGCGAAAAAAAGAGTACAAGCTGAAGAAGCGAACAGAAAGAGGTCTGAAAGCCTAAAGGGTAGAATTACTTGGAATAAGGGCTTGACTGGATACAAACGTGGACCGTATAAAAAACGCAATAAAATTTGATTTTGGAGATATATTATGAAACATTTGTTAGATCAATTCATATGGGTCGAAAAATATCGCCCTAGGACTGTTAGGGATACTATTCTTCCAGAAGAATTAAAGAAGACATTTCAGCAATTTGTTGATCAGAAAAACATTCCGAATCTGATTCTTTCTGGTACTGCTGGGGTTGGTAAAACTACCATTGCTCGAGCAATGCTCGAAGAACTACAATGCGACTACATAGTAATCAATGGATCTATGAACGGGAACATCGATACTCTACGAAACGAAATCTTGAATTTCGTTTCTTCTGTTTCGTTTTCTGGTGGACGTAAGTATGTTATTTTGGACGAGGCTGATTACCTTAACCAAAATTCTACTCAACCAGCTTTGCGTAACTTCATGGAAGAATTTTCGCGCAATGCATCATTCATTCTTACCTGTAACTTCAAGAACCGCATCATCAAGCCTCTCCATTCAAGATGCTCGGTGATCGACTTCAAGATTGACAAGAAGGATATGGCGAAGCTTGCTGTTCAGTTCTTAAAGCGTGCAGATTGC